ACCCCCATTTACACAGCAGCCCAAGTAACAACACCATCTACTTCAAAACTAATAGATGTCTCAACCATGCCGTCTAGCGTAGTTGATACACCCTTCTCAGTAATGATTGCTGAAAATGAGGCAAAAATATCTCCCGTTGACGCACCTTCAGGATATAGACGCAAGCTAACACCCTCAGCACCTACAGTCATCGCACCCTGACCCGTTGTATTAGTTTCATCCCAAAATGCGGTCATTGAGCCACTTGCTGAAGTTAATCCTACTTTTTTGGTTCTTGCTGTATCTCCTAGAGTGGTATCGTCAATCGTCTCAGCCGTTTCTGAAATACTCCAGTCCTTTACCTCAGCAATTGTCACAGAACCTACTTTTGCTACACCTTCACTACCTTTATGATTTGCCATCGTCTTTCTCCTTATTTTTAGTTACAGGCTTTTCCACCCATCCAAATTTCTTCATTTCTTCTACCTTGCTCGGGTGAGGGATTACACCTTCACCGCCTTCAGGTGGATATAAAGTTACTTTTTTCATCATTCATCCCTCCAATAAGGAATAGTTACATTTAACTGATGCCATACGTCACCAGTGCCAATAGTCTCAATGTTTGCCACGTTACAGACAACATCATTAAAGCTCTTACCGTCAAAAATCTGTGACACCGTATCCGCATATTCTCTAGCCTTACTCGTGCCTGTGTCTTTTGGTACAAAGACCTGCACAACAATTAATCCTAGATGGCGTTTTAAGCCATTAATAGCTCTATAGTTACTACTGCCATTCAACGCTTGGAATCTAACCCATGCTGAATTGTTTGGCGTATCAAATGCCACGTTATCCCAAGAAATAGGCGTATCTTTCCAATATTCTTTAAATCTATCTTCAAGCGCTAGTCTTTCATTACTAAAACTCATGATAGTGAAGCCCTAATCTCGTTTACTGTTAGCGCCACCATACCGTTAGGCGCTTTTTTACTTGTACCATTCTCTAGGTCTTGTATGTAGTCCAATGAATTAGTAATATAAATCTGTTTTAAGCCATCGCCTTTCTGTATATCAGGTGTTTTTGTAGCTCTACCTTGTCCTGAACTGGTAGCCTCTTCATCAACAGACTTATCTATACTATCCACTGAAAGATTCCAATTACCTTTAGCTCTACCTGTATCAACAGGAGTCTTTTTAGTCACCATCCTAAAAGCGTCAAAAGCAATCTTTCGTACTGCCTTATCTAGTGCTACACCAGTTCGTTTCGAAAAACGATTAATATCACCATCAAAACTCACCCTAACTTCCTCAGTTTTAGTGAATAAGAAGCGCCTACAGGGTCTTTCTTTATGTCAGTCACTATGTAAGCTTCACCATTACGACTCAACTTATCATCCGTTTTAGGTGTGAACGTCAAACCCTTAGAGGCAAATAACGCGGTAATTTCACCTGTAAATCCTGAGTCTGACATATCGCTACTACCCTTACCTGCGATAGTATTATCATCAAATGAGATAATAGCGTTAATGGTATGATTTGAATCTACTACTAAGTTCTGACCCGTGTACACGTCATATTCACCTTTATTAGTTGAGATGTATGTGACACTCTCAGCAATATCACCGACTGCGGTAACTGCTGAACTTACAGCGTCTAAAATAGCATCTCTAAGCCCCATCTATGACCTCACAACTGACACCGTACTAAATTTAGCACGAGCATGAATATCACCCCAACCTCTTAGCATTTCTTGAACAATAGAGGGTAATACACCTGCTGTATCGGTTTTATCAAAGCTTAACTTGATTGAGCCTACTTCTAAACTCTCAAGACCTTTACCTTGAGCATCGCCTGTAGGATCACCTGATAATAAATGCTTGGCAAATTCAGCAACCGCATTTTTAATAGTGTCAGGAATAATAGTTGAACTGACCGAATAGCCGTCATCTGTTACTCCTGTTCTACCCCATGCTAAAGCTTGAGCTTCTGTTGCTTTTAACCCTGACCAATCTACTTTTTCATCTAAGATTCGAGTAGCCATTTTTAAAGCTATTTCTTTGTTGTCTGTGCTGGCACTTGTCCAGCTAGTGGAATATAAATGGTTAGCGTGATACGTGTTGGATTCAGCTACTGTAGCGTAACTATCAGCACTTGATCCGTTAGGTGTCGCGTCTAAAGCCATAATAATTCCTTAATAAGTACCTCCGAGCTGTTCACATTGACTCGGAGGATTTTTTATCAAACAGTATTAGTTATTAATACCCTTTAACATTGCTAGACCTTTCTCAGAGAAGTTAGCTAGACCGTTGTAGAACTTAACACGAGTAATAGTCTCGTCTTTAGTTTCTGACGCGCCTAGTTCTTCTACAGATATACCTGCTGAACCTGAAGCGGTTAAGCCAGCAATACCGTGAGACATAGAGCCATCGTCTAGCGTACCCATCATAATAGAGGTACAAGTTGAAGAAGTACCTTGCGTTTGACCAACTGGGATATAGTCATTACGGAAGATAGGAATACCGCGATAAGTAGGCACTGTAACGCCTGACGGTAATTCAATTACTTCACCAATACCAGCGCCACCTAATGCTCTAAGTAGAGCGTAGTAAGAACGAATAGTACGAGCGTTCATCATCATGTAGTCTACTTGACCGTCCTTGTCTGTTACTAAGTCGATTGTTTCGTCTAACAGGTCGTATGATAAAGCTGAACCATTAGTCGCACCTGATTTAGTTTGCGCGGCTGTAGCCAATGACAATAAACCTCTGATTTGGTTACTTGAACCAGTACCATTAATCATCTTATCTTGGAAAGCACGACCAATTGACTTCGCCTTAGAAGCAACCTGTGCGGCTTTTTGGTCAGTGATGTTTGAGCGTGTCGCTTGAATTAAGCCATTAACCTCAGCGTCACCTACTAATGTAGTTAAGCTGGTGGTTACTTGCGTAAACGTAGCCGCTGATTTACCAGCAGAAATAGTTGAGCCAACGCCAGTCCACTCAGAAGCGCCTAATGCGTTCTCGCGGTTGTAAGCTAGTGAGTTACCATCAATTGCTTGAAATGGTAAGATGTCATAGAAAGGATTTACTGTGATGATGTTTTCAATTACACCAGCAACAAGCATATCCTGTGAAAGTTTTGCTGATTCAGCAAGAGTTACAGAAGCCATAAAGGTTCTCCTAATTTTTGCCTTTAGTGAAAAATAAAACAGGCAAGTTATAATAAATAAACTTACTACTTTATTTCCACTGGAAAAATGTAGGATACAATGACCACACCGTGACCTTTTGCTTTATTTTAAACCATATTTATCGTTATAATTCAAGTATTTATAAAAAAAAACCCCCAATTAAGGGGGAAAAACGAGGAGAGTTTTTTCAGGAAAACTATTTAGCAAAACCTATTTGTAATTTCTCTAATGGGCTTAAATCTCGCGACCCTGCGCCTACATAATTCTTGCCATGTTCAGAACCACCGCCATTAGATGATTTGAATAAGTGAGGGGCTACTTCCATTTGCCCCTTTACCCACTCCTGAACCGACATAGGTTCTGACGTGCCTTCACCATATATAACATTGCCATTCGGATCATGCGGTACTGCTTTACCATCTTTTAAAGAAAATACTGATTGAGAACGCAATAGAACATCGTCAATACCTGTATCAACTACCCCAGATTTAGAAGCTGAGTCTCTAACTGCATTATCAATTACCAGTGTTTCTAACTGTTTATTCAAAGTGCCGTTAAGCCCTTGAATCTTGTCTAATTCTTGGTTGTGCTTCTCTCTCATTGACTTAGTTCGTTCTTCTAATAATTCATCAATCTTGCCAGCGTCAATTAGCTTTTTATCTTTTTGCTGTTGTTGTTGCTTAACCATATCGTTATAGCCTTCAACATCTATCCCATCAAACTTACTGGTTAATGATTCCATGTCTTTCATTAATTTAACATTGTTAGAACGAAATTCGTCTAGTTTCGTTTTAACCCCGTTGTACTCGTCTTCTGAATACATTTTCACTTCTTCTTCACTCATTCTATTCTCCGAATAATAGTGTCACTGACACTTGTTTTAAAATTACTTTTTCTGCTTGTTTTTCTTTTCCACTTCTGCTTTCATTTTTTTTCTAATAGCTTCTCTCTTTGAAGCCTCTAAAAGTGACAACTCTGTATATTCATTCATTACATTAACTCCAATTCAATTACTGTTATCTTTCCACGTACCAATATCGGGTCAAGCTCAAACTGTATTAATTCTGAATTACCCATCTTTACAATCTTTCCCTGACCACTAGCATAATCTTTTCGTATTTTTTTCAAATCATAATCTTTTCCAAACGCTTTTTTTAGTCTCCCTCTATGCATTGGGTCATTTAAATCAATATCAATGAAATTTCGTCTAAATGTATCCTTACCCTCTGTTGTTATGCTGATGATTCTCATTCTTGAGCTTGGCTTGATAACAACCTCTTGCTCCCAAGGGGCGGTCGATAAGTCTGAGATGTCATAACCTTGTTTTTTAACACCCTTCACTTTAAACATTACCGCGACATCACCTTTTGCCAATTCTTTAATGTCTATAAACTCTTTAGCAATTTCATCAGATTTAGTAAATGACAATGGGGTTATATCATTTACAACATCCCCAACCTTCAAGTTCTCTACGAAGTCTGCTAATTGAGCCTGTGTCTTAGTTCCTGTAGCTGAAGAAAACACTTCGTTTTTTCGTAAAACACTCATACCTCTATACAGCATAGAGCCATCATGGTTTCCATCAAGCTTTTCAAATGTCTCTTTCATTATTTGTGTAGCTTTTGACGTTAAGTTCCCTTCAGCGAATTGAACCTTATAGTCTTGATAACCGCTGGTAGTCCAAAAACCAAACGCCTCTTCAGGTGATTTAGCCTCTAAGCCTTCTTCATAATTATTCAAAGACCTTTCACGCTGTGCATCTAATTTACTTGGTGATTCTGCTTTATTCCTAGAACGGAAAACCTGCCTCTCTTCCCTGACAGTCTTAACAATCTTCTTAGGCTTATCCAGCTTAATATTCAACTGAGATAAAGTTAAGGCGTTACCTGATTGATTCACCATATCGGTAAACTTCAGATTCCCCTTATTCCATAGGTCAAACTTCGTAGAGCCTAGCACGTCACGCTGGAACTTCTCAGGCTTGCTTTTAAGCCATCCTTCATAACCTAACTTACTTGATACTTGACCATCCATAGAGGCTCTAGTGCTTTCAGGTATCTCATTAAAATCACCTTTAGCGCCTAGCTCTTCCCAACTCTTAGTGATAGGAACTTGAGTAGAACGACACCCCCAATGAGCAGTAGTACCAACAAATACCGTATTATGTCCAACAGGCTCTCTACTAGGGTTCTTCCACTTTAAGCCGTCTAAAGCTTTACAAGTATCTGAGGTTCTTGAGTCCAATGTAGACACCCATTCAATCTCTTTGATAATGTCATCATTATCGGCATAGGTCATTAGTCTTGACTCATTAGCGACTGACTGAATAGAGGTTCTTACTAGAGCTTCAGCACTTCTAAAGTTAGGTGCTAATGCCCCATCTTTAAACTTGTTCTTAGCCGTACCCATTAAATTTCTAGTAATAGTCTTGGTGTCATCACCACGCATCATTCCCTGTCTAACGGTATCGGCAAATCTACCATGAAACGCTTCACTACGTCTAGCCCACCACTCCTTAGAGGGAGCGCCTTCAAATAGCGTATCTGAGGCTATGGCTTTTAGCATTTGCTTACTCATAGTCACTGAGGCTAATTCAAAATTAATAGCTTTATTAATAGATTTAACCGCTTGTTTCTCAGCCAAAGCCGCAACCCCTGTTAAAGTCTTGATGTGGTCTTTTGAAATGACTGAGTATGTACTTTTTATCGTCTCCTTAGTTTGCTTTAAGAGTACCTTAAGCCGTTTCAGCTTAGTCTGCTCTCGTTTAGCATCCCACATATTAGAGTCATTTAGCTCTTGAATTAGACCACGCTCTAACTTCTTAAGCTCTTTACGTATCTTGAACTTAACAGAAGCTTCTAGGCGCTGTAGATCAACGGAATGACCCGTTATTTCATCTAATATTCTGTCATTAACTGAAAGCATTACTCAAACTCACCAGCTTGAACTTCAATACGATCTTTTTCATCTTCAATAGACACATCAGGCTCTAATATCTCACCACGTTTCATATTGAATAAGAAAGTCTCATGGCTAATAGCGCCTGACTGCCAAGCGCCCATGAGTGAAGTCATATCTTGAGCGTTAATCTTCGTATCCACAAAGTCAGTATTAAGCTTAACTTTAATATCACCCGTTATGCCGTCCCACTGTGCCATCACTTCTAACGCGCTAGTAATTGCTCTTTCCACAGTTTTAACCGTACTGATTAAAGTTGAAGCTTCAGCATTTTGACGTAGACGCACCGTATCAGCCGCTTCTACACCTGACTTCTGAGATTGTAGTAATTGAGCGCCTAGACTAGCCATAAATGAACGCTTCTCTTCCATTGCTTGCTCTAGTGCCTGTAAGCCTTGACCGCTAAACTCAAGATAACCTGCTTTAGAAGAAGAGTCGGGCAATATCCAAGCCGTACCTGAACCAATTGTTAATTCACTATCAATATCAATACCTGTAACGTAAGGTGTAGGTAGTGCGGTGAAGTGTCTACCATGCTCTAAGTCTGCTGAGGTTCTATAAAGCGATAAGCCCATATCAGCTAACGACAACAAAGAGGACATACTAGGCTCTAGGTTAAAACCATCACCACTCATAGCAACAAACGGAATACCGTCTAAACCATCACCGCGCATAGTTGGAAACAATTCATCAACTACCTT